ACTTTCATATACTGATATATAGTTTTTAAGAAAGCCGTTGCATGCTTAAAATACGCTAAAAGCCATTTTAAAGTGATATATAAATTTTTAGGTCGTTGCACTAACCATTGCACAAAAAACGGCCGTCATTTGACGACCGCTTTATTTATTTTACATCAAAATTCGTAGTTACCGACTTGTCACTGATTGTTAACTTTAAATATTATTTTATACTTTTCAATAAAAAATAAAAGAGAGTGTAATTAAAACACTCTCCATTTTGTTACTACGACTGGCTGACTACTTTACAAGTAGCTTACGCTAGTGTTCTTTACCGTCTGTAGTAAAAAACTGTACGCAGTTTCAGTCGAATTACTATAACCTTACTGCTTTATGATACTTATTTTATCTTCCATTGTCAATAAAATTATAAATGTTATGAGAAAAACATTTAAGATTATTGGCTCTGTTTGGAAAATACATATTGCCATCATCGAAAAAATCTTTCATAATTTTTGCATTAATACTATTATCGGAATCTGTTTTACAGGCCCTATAAACGGTATTTGCAACCATATCAGAAATTTGCACGAGGTCTGATTTTGTTGAATCAACATATTTGCAACCGCCAAAGTCACTAATCAAATTCTTTTCAAGCATCAATCTGGTTTTAAGGTATGCTTCTAAGCTGTTTAAGCTCTTAACTGAGCAATTTCGTTCGTCTAATTTTATTGAAATTTTATCTTGCCTATTAATTTTTAATAAATTTTCAATATAGTTTTCCAAAACGAAATTAAAACAAAGCTCTATATTATTAAGAAAATTATCATTTAAATAATGATTATCAATAATAATGTAGTGAAATTTAATATCTGTTTTCTTTTTAAGCTCACTAAATATGAATTTTTTCATTTCGGGCGGCATTGTAGACCCTTTAATTTCATGTCGATAATCAAGTTCTTTATATTTCTGACTTGTATGTTCCTTCAAAAAATGCTTTTTTGAATTTCTAAAAATTCTTCTTGCTTGTAGTGTCTTTTCACTTTCTATGATAGCAATTACGAAATAACGTTGCTTGTGCGACTTGCTTCTGGTTATCGATCCAGACTCATCGATGAATATCAAAACAGCACCTCGTTTTTTGAGTTATATTATATCATCTTTTACGTGGATCTTTAATGCCGGTTGCAGCTTCCATTCCCGCAGTTGTTACTACTAAGGTTTTTCCGATTACTCTATATGATCCATTGGGCCATTTTTGAGGGCTTTGTCGGATCGAGTTACGAACATACGCAATATTTTTGCCCCAAATCTTAGCTGCATCAGTTGCGCTCATAATGTCTGGGCTGTTTAAATCAATATCCATTTTAAGGTTTCACTCCTAACCATTGTAAAATAATCAAAATGATAATTATTATCGAACATACTAAGACAATAGTGTGTGCTGTTTTTTTAGTCATAGTTGATTAATCCCCTTCCATATTCTAAAATACGGAAATAAGGGTTTGGGTTTCCCCGCGCCCCTATTTCAAAGAGTGTTAAGGCTTAACTCCTAGCCAATCTAGCAATGCGATAATCGCCGCAATGATTGATGCGATTGCTGATGTGGTTTCGAGCGGTGAAGCTTTTACGCTCTTTTTCTTTTTATGTCCTTTATGTTTAGACATTTCGCTTCCCCCTTTCCTAATTGATATATTCATCATAACACTGTACAGAACTACGTTCAATACTTTACAGTGTTTTTTATTTAAAATAAAAAAGGCCCGGCATGAAGCCGAGCCAGTTGCGCGATAAAGACTAGTCCCGACCAGGTGCGCTGAGTCTGGCCTATTCCTAGCATGTTGCTATTATACCACTATTCAAGCACTATTCAAACTTCCCGTACGCCTCGCCGGTCTTGGCATTGCGGACTGCTACATAGCCATAGCCGTTGCCACGTGGTTGACGCACGTATACAAACTCGTTGCCCCGTGACCAGGCGTCATACTTGATCACACTGCCAGCCGGTAAAACTACAATCGTGGATGCACTAGGTCGAGCACCCCAACGCAAGTGCAGAGCCGTATTGCTGATAAACTTGCCGTCTTCGGCGTGCCAAGTGTCGCCTAAGTTGTCCGTCCACGTGATCTGCTTGTTAACAGGCTTAGGCGTTGGCGTAACTGCCTTTGGCTCATCGCTAGTGGTGTCCGCGTTAGTGTAAAATCCGCTAAAGTCGTACGACATATCAACGCCGGTACCGGCAATCTTATAGTTGTCGGTCCATTGCCACGTGCCCACGTTGTCAACGCCAGGTTGACTGACGCCATAGTTGGCAACCCACTTGTTTTTAGCAATCAGCTGAGCTGCGTTGAGTCGGCCCTGCCAGAACCAAGACGCCATTGAGTAGATGTCGACTTTAGGATAACCGGCGTCCTTAACTGCCTGCAGGAAGGCATTGGCATCACCGGTTGCATACTTGGCGTTGGCTTTGTCTTCAATGTCCAGTGCCAAGACTGACTCTGGGCCCAAGCCAAACTTTTTAGCGTGGTCAGTAAACCACTTAGCCTCGTTGCGTGCATCTTGATTGCCGTTAAAGCGTGCATAGTGATAGCCGTGTACGAGCAAGCCCACAGACCGTGCATTGTTGATCTGCGCTTGTGCCTTAGGATTGACGTACGCATCGCCATCTGCTGAGCCTTGTGTCAGCTTAACGATGACGGCTTTAACACCTGCATTTTTAGCAGCTTGAAAAAAGCTAACAGTATCTGGCTGATAGCTAGAAATATCCATGACGAGATTAGCCATGCTTATTTGCCTCCCTTATTTTGCTTAGCGCCAGTAATGGCGTTATAGTCCGTTGCGTCATAGTCTGACTGGAGCTTTACCAGAATCTGCTTAACCTGTGGCGGCAACCACAGCCCCATCTCGCCCCAGTTTTCCGTGATCGAAGTCAGGTAGTTAATGATAAAGCCCCACACCATCGTTTGCGCTAACCAGTCAAAACCTAGACTAATGAGATATGGATAGATACTGATGATGCTAATCAGAACTAATGTATGCTTAATTAATCCTAAAAGCCCTTTGGTTGAGTTAGTTTTACGGATAAATGCCGATCTGATATATCCAGTAACTACGTCGGTAATTACGCACCAAGTAAACGCAATGATAAGCGGATCATCAACCATATGCTGTACTTGGCGAAACATTAAAATATGATAAGGCACACTCAAAATCTCCCTTCGAAAAAGCCGCCCCATAAGGTACTGTTAGCTTTCTTTGGCGACAAAAATAAAAAGATTACGCAGCCACGTAATCTTGTCCGGTGATTTCCTTAAATTGTTCAGCGGTCAGCCAACCGACATAAACCGCGTCCTTGCATTGTTGTACCGTGAACAGGCCCATTGGGTAGTACATCTTAAAAATAGAATACATAGTTTTTACCTCGTTTCTTAGTTAGTTCCCTTTGCGTTTGCCAATAATGCACTGGTCAGACTGGCAATTTGCGTCCCCTGCTGCTTAACCGTCATTTGCGTTTGCAGCAGTTGAGCGGTAAGCATACTGATAGTTTGATCATCAGAGTTTGGCTCTGCCTTTGTTTCTTCGTGTGGAACTTCTGGCAAACTCTTGCGCCAAGTTTCTTCGTCTACACCGGTCCAAGCCGACCCGTTCCAGGTAGGGTTAAGCAACGGCTTACCTTCGTTGTCAAATGGCGCGACAGTCGTTGCGTTTGCGGGAACTTGTGCGTCATCTTCAACGATGTCAAAGTAGCTAAATGCGTTTTTGTTCGTTGAATCGAAAAAATAAATCTTTTTTGCCATCGAAAATCACCTCTTTTGTTAGTACAGAAGCCAAATTCCAGAAGCACCAACCTCTGTCGGTGAGCCGCTGTCATGAGGATACCGGTTTCGGGCATACATATTGATTTTCCCAGTGCTGGTGTCCAGATCATAGTCATACGAACTAAATCCATTGTTTCCTTTACTTTCGCCCAATACCTGGCCAGGGTTCATCTTGATCGCGTGTGTAGCCCCATTTAGAAAGCTCTTAGGGATTGAAGCAAGCGTAACATATTGCCACTCGTTGAAACTTGGGAATTCAAGAAGACTGAAATTGATCATGAAAATGCTTAAAGTTGTGCCAACTTTGATCATATCGGCTTGATTTCTGCCGTTCCCTAGTTTCCCGGCAGCAGGAACGATACTATTAGTATGGTCAATGCTTACAGTTGTAGCATTAGCGAAATCCTTCAACTTTTCAAAATTGGCTTGAATAGCCTCAGGCCCTTTGTCCATGTTAGAAAAAATTTTCGTAAGGTCCATTTTTTCACCTCTTAATTTTTAAAATAAATAGCCTTGACGCCATCAAATGCGCCAAAGCTACCATCATCTAATCTTCGCATTAGTTGGTTGTCGGAAAAGTTGCTAAATTTACTCGTGATTTCTAACGTGATAATGCCGTTAGATACACTGACAACTTTAACCGGCAACGTTTGTCGATTGCCACCGCCAAAGAAACCGCTAGGCTCAGTGCCGATTGGTACGATACCAAGTGGATACTCCAGATAGGTTACATTGGCAGTTGAACCGACTGTTAAAGTCGTAGGAACACGAATGCGAATGCCTCGTGTCAGTACGCTGATACTTTTTGATTCGCTTTCTCGCAAGCCGTTATAAGCCGTTACACTTAAGGTGTATGCCGTGTTAGGCAATAACCCCGTTACCGTGTAGTTCTTACTACTTGTAGTTGCGATTAAAGCAGTGCCGTTGCGTACTCGATACTGCATAAGATCACCCGCTTAATTCCAACTCAGCTTGACAGAGTTAGTCGTTACATCGCTTTCAGTAAGGTTAGACACGTTGACCAGTGCTTCATAAACTGTGATTGTAACCACGTTAGACGTTTTAGTGCCAATAGTTGCCTTGATCGTGGTCGTACCAGGTGCAACCGCTTTGATATTGCCAGACTGATCAACCGTAGCAACCGTTGGCGTTGTACTACTCAACGTATAGT